GACGTTGCGGTTGAACGCACCCACATGGCCCACGTTGATGCCCTCGGGGCTGAACGCCGAGACAAACTGCCCATCCACTTGCGGATGCCCCAGCGGGGCCAGCGTGCCGTCTAGGCCCTGGTAATGAGCGTCGATCTCGCTGGCCGGGTACAGCCCGTTGTTCATGATGACGTTGGCCGGCAGTGTGAAGCTGGGCAGAACCCAATGCTCGCGCCCGTTGTGCTCGATCTTGCGGATCTGCTTGCTGTTGACCTGCGTGGTCACATTGACCTGCATCGGCCCGCTATTCTGTGTCTGACCAGGCATAGCCTCGTTTCTCCATATTGGTTCGCGCCTGCCGCGCCCGCTCAATGATCGAGCGCACGACAGGCTGGCCGTCGTCATCCACCATGACGCTGACCGTGGTGCATTTGCAGTTGATTGAATTGGCGTCGCGCGACCACCAGTCCTGAACCTCTTCCCGGGTAAAGAGCTTCGCGTGCCTGGCGGCGTGTGTGCGCCGGGTGGTGGGGCTGAGGGCCGACAGGTGCAGCTCCCGCGTCCGCAGGCCAAAATCCCGCTCTGCGTCCTCTGCCTCGTCCCACTTGGCCCGACGCAGCGCGGTGGTGATCTCTGTGCGTGCCACCCGATGCGCGCGGCGTGTCTCGATGCCTGCCTGAGCCGTCAGATTCCTGGCGATCTCCCGCGGATTCAAACCGCGCCCGATGCCTTCCGTCAGCACCCGGGTCATGTTGGCCTTCACATCCCCGACGACACCCTTCATTTCCTCGGCAACGCGTGCGCCGAGCAACGCCATGCGGCGCCGGTGGGGCTCGCTGCGCAGGATGTCCTGCAGGGAAATCCGCCCGCCCCGGTAGGCCGGGGACTGCTGGGACAGGTTTGCGTACACCTGGGCCGTACCACGCTTGGCGGCCACCTCGACATAGCGGTCGAACAGCCAGATATGCTCGTCGCCGCCTTCCGGCAGGATCTCAGAGACCACTTGATCCAGGCGGGCCAGCAGCGTGCGGAGCAGAAAGGTATCGAGCCGGAACAGGTAGCGCCGGTTCACGACCGGCTCAGAGGGTATCTGGGACAGCGCCTCGCGGTACGCCCTGGCCACCCGCTTCAGGCGGGCGTCAAAGTCGCGCATGGCCCGGCGCTCCAGCGCATCTACGCCGGTCGGGTCGTGCAGATCACGGGGCAGGATCGCGGGTTTCGGTTTCGTCGCCATCCTCGTCCTCGTCGTCACCACCTTCTGCCAGCAGCTCATTGCCCTTGGGTTCAAACCCACCCACCACACGGATCTCGTCGCTGTCGAACACCTCTTCACCTGTTGCCAGGGCCGTCTGGTTGATCGCGCTCATCTTGGCCGCGCTATCCAGCCGCTCGGCAAAGGTCTGTTCCGTGAGGTCGTCCCACATCACCGTTTTTTCGCCGGTAGACTCCAGCACGCCGATGCGGGTCAGGTGGTCCACCAGATCCTCAATCTCAAACGACAGGTCCATCCGGCGCGACTGGCAGCGTGAATAGAAGAACTTCAAGTCTTCCGTGCTGGCACGCTCGCCCTGCTGGTTGCCCACCAGCACCCGGCTGGGGATATCCAGGCCAGCAGAAATAGTCTGCAGGTTGATGTTGTAGGTAGGCTGGGGATCTGGCACTGCGGAGACCAGAGGCGTCACTGTCGCGCCCTGCGTCGGCAGAAGCACGTCGTTGCCCCGGTTCACCTCTTTGGCGACCTCGTTGAACCGCTCCTGCAACTCATCAACCGAAACGCCATACATCGAGGCCAGATTGCCGAAGTTGATATCTGTATCGAAGTTGATGTTGAGTTGGCGCGCCGCGTTCTTCAGGAACGACTCGCCCGATCCACCCTCCACCTTCTCCAGCGACACGAAGTTGTTGTAGACCGGCTCCAGAAAGCCAATCGCATCGTCCGTGTAGTCGCCCAGGATGAACACGCGGTCCGGATGGATTTTGATATTCCGTCCTGGCTGACCACTGCTGCCCTGCTCTATATAGCTCCAAGACTTGGGCTTGCCGTAGTCCTCGGACGACAGATCGGTATTCCACTCGGACACTCGTAAGGAGGCCGCCCAGACCGGCACCGCATCGACCAGCGCCTTGGCTCCGCCCTTTACAGGCTCATGCCACTTACCGCTGTCTTTGATGCGCAGCACCAAGCCCGAATAACGGCCAACGAGCCGGCGGGTATCTGCGTCTCGCAGCCGTCGCCATAAGCGGGCGGTCAGAACCCGGGAGGTCTTTTTCTCCCAGGCCGTCTCTTTCCGGGACTCGTCCTCTTCATCACCCTCGATCACCCAGGGGTTCGTCTTCCAGCAGGTGCCGGCCAGCTTATCCACGGCACCGCTGGCCAGCCCATTGCGGCGGTACAGCTTGTAGAAGTCGTGGAAATCCAGATTCTGCTTAAAGCCGTACTCGCACCAGGCGGCCGCGCGCTTATCGTCCAGGCCCATGCCCAAGGGATTGAGCAGGCCCATGCGTGCACGCGCCAACGCCGCATCATGCATGGCGTGATTTACCGCCAGCTGAAGATTGCTTGCCGTCATGTCGTCACCCGCTTGAGAATCCCGTTCTTGCCATCAGCAAAGAAGCCTTGGCGCTCGGGGCTTACCATCAGCTCCACGCTGGACCGCTCCGGATCGCGCCACAGGCGTCGCTCATGGGCCGGCGACCGATCAGCCGCCAACTGCCGCGCGCAGGACAGGCAGCGCGCACGGATGATCAGCGAGACGCTGCCGTCTCGCGCTGAAACATTGAAAATTGCCATCACCGGCCTTGTTGAAGTCTCTTGGGGATCATCAGGCCCATTGCCTGCGGCACCCCCAGTTCAGTCATAGCCCAGACCATGGCATCAAGCCGGTCGGGCGATTTTTTGGCCGTTGTCGGCACATATTCCATGAGCTGGTTTTCAAGTAGGTACAGCGCACCCTGGTGCGATACGCGGCCCTGCTCATACAGCGCGGAAATAGGCTCAGCTCGGGCAAACTTGCCTTTGCTGGCGTGAACTCGCACGATGCGGCCCTTAAACCCAGCATTGCGCAGCGTGGACTCGGCCATGTCTCCGCCCTGATTCGTCTCGATGACGATGGCATCGGCACTGTGCCGCTCATAAGCGTCAATGGCTTTCTGAGCCCAGCCATTCGGACTGAATTTACCGCTGTAGTCCCCATCGACCGAGTACTGACGGGCGTCACCTGACCCGTAGGAGCTGGCCACCACAATGCCAGTCTCGTCGCTCTCGTCGCTGGCCGTTGTGGCCGGATCCACCGCCACCACCGTGCGCACCTTGTCCTGCCGAATTTGCAGGGCACGCGCAGCGGCAATCAGCGACTCAGTCCAGAGCGCCCCCTCGGCATTGAACCGGCGCGGACGCTGCATATACTGCGCCTCTGCCGTCCGCCGGTGGGAAAACAGCGCCGTGCGGTGGCTCTCATTGTGTTTGAAGGGCCACAGCCAGCCATCAGGCAAGCCATGCGCGATGGGGATCCCATGCGTGTTCTCGCTGGGATATGCCTCGCTGTTGTCGATGATCACCGGCAGGTTCAGGTGGTGCCACTTCTCTCCGGACCCGCCACGGAGCAGGTAGCCACTCAGGTCGCTGTAATGGATCCGCTGCATGATCACGATCATGGGCGTGGTTTCCAGTGCGAGCCGGGACTTGATCGTCTCGTTGAAACGGCTGTTGACGCCATCGCGCACCGTTTCGCTGTGTGCGTCATCCGGCTTGACCGGATCGTCAATGATCAGCGCCCCCTGCCAGCCCGGCTCCATGTGCCCAGCCCGAAAGCCCGTCACCTGACCAGCGGCTGATGAGGCATACACCCCGCCGCCATACTCAGTCCACCACATGGCCTTACTGTCTGCATCGTCGCGCAGCGCCATGGGCCACATGGCCTGGTAGGCCTGAGATTTGACGACGCCGCGCGCCGTGCTGGAGTTAAGCAGTGCCAGGTTATGCGAGTACGACAGATGCATGAACCGTGCGCGGTTGTTCAGCGCCAGGCCGCGCCCGATCATGTTGATCGTGGCCAGCTCTGTCTTTGTGTACCCAGGCGGTACATTGATGATGAGGCGAGCAATCTCTCCAGACACCACACGATCAAGCGTTTGCTGGATCACCTTATGGTGCGGAGCCACGATCATCTTGGCGCCCATGCGCTGCTTAAAGAAGTACCGGGCAAAGTACAGGCCATCGGCCCTGCACATCGCAGCCCGGATACCGTCGTCAGCAGTCATCTTTCTCCATCACCCTCCGGATAGCGTCCGGCGTCATGTGCACCACCTCGACAGGCCCGCCATCTTTCCCGGTGTGCTCCACCTTGGCGGCGTCTACGATCCCGTATGCCTCGCGCTCCATACTGACCAGCACCTTCATGGCCTCGGCCAGCTTCTTGGCGCTGTCGATACGACCGGCCGTGGATGTCACACGCTGGAACACCCGGGTAAGCCCATCAGGCCCATCCTCGCCAGCAAGCGCCGCCTCCAATTGCTCCAGCAGGTCAACGCTGTCGGTCTGGATTTCCAGTTCATCCAACAGCTTCATGGCAAGGCTGCGGGCGCGGGCGATATCCCTACGATGGGACACGCGGACCTCAGCGATAACCTGAGCATTCGCCTCAACAATCCGGCGCTCGGTTACCGCCTGCTCGCTGGTAACCTCCTTGGTAACCTCGGCTTTGGTAACCAGCGCATCGGCCTTGGCTTTGATCTTTGCATCGAGGTCTCGCTCCCAGCCATCACGCTTGGCGCGCTTGCCGATTGCGACATGAGATACACCATTGGCTGCGGCTATCTCTCGAACTGACAGCAGGCCAGCCCGGTAATCCGCCTCAATACGTTCCCAGTCTGGCGCTGACCTATGCTCTGGTTGCGCCATGGCATTAACCCTTATGTTCTAAAGAATAATCGATTGGTAGCCTTTGCTCTCCACTGAAAACTAACAAACGGGGAGCCTAAAAATGACCTGTTACTTAATTACTTACGACCTGAACAAAGAAACGAAACGCCCACCAATCGTAGAAAGAATTAAACAAATCTCTCATAGCTGGGCGAAGCTCTCTGAATCCAGCTATGCAATTAACCATCCCGGCACACCAAACGACATCTATCAGCGCCTTGAACCGTTAATCGACGACAATGATCAACTTCTGATCATCCCCATGCATCAGCCGTATCAAGGCTTCCACGCAAAGGAAGTGCACGAGTGGCTTCGTACTAATTTGCCGTATAAATAATCGAAGGCCCTAGCTTTCCAGTGAGCTTGATACGGCGGGAGGCTGCGAACAATGAAAAACCCGCCGATCTTCCGATAGACGGACCATAGCTCAACAATCCATAAAGCCGAACAGCCGTTTCTGAGCCAAGGCCCGTTACTTCGCCTTGTCGCCTTCGACGCGGCCTTGATTGCCACACATCCAGCATGAGCAGGGCTTGGGAGTTTCCACCACCCTGCCAAGCTCCTTGCCAGTCAGCTCACGGCCCCACCAGAAACGGCGCTGCTTCTTCAAGCGCTCCACATGAGCACGACGCACAGCACGCATTGACATGCCAACCTCCAAAATCGATAGCTGAAGGCAGCAAAGCCCGCTCAATCTTTCGACTGGCGGGCCTGATTCAAAACCTATAGGCACAGTTGTGCTTGCTGTAATTGTGGCAACTTCTCTGGCAGTTTGCCATACTAGCATGTGGCAGTTTATTTCGAATTAGAGAACCCTGCTCCTTCAACCCTACGAAGCATCGCGTCCGTACCAGATTTTCTTGGCTTATGCCCCTTCAGCGGACTCGCGAGCGCATTCTTTTTAATGTCAGAATAGCAAAACCGACAAACTCGCATAGACCCTTGATTCGTGGAGCATGACTTCAAGTTGTCCAATGTCTCACAAAGGTCACAGCGT